TACAAGTTAACATTCACTAATCCATTATCAATTGGTGATGTGGTTAAATCATATCCTAAAGGTTTGTTCACTACAGCGAATGGTTTCTTATCACAAAAAGAAAAAAGAATACAAGACTCACACTATTGGCAAAAGTTTTCATACGTTCTTAAGACTGGATCAAACGTATCTAAATGGAAAAATGCATTCACAAGATTGGTTCACCCGGCAGGATTTATATTCTTCGGTGAGATCTTAATCTTTATTAAGTTGTTGGCTTCACGTAACAATAATTTACAACCTGGTTGGTTGATTCCTGCTGGATTATTTAATATAAACCTACCAGCAAAACAAATTGGTCCAGTTTCATTCCACGAGATCGGAAGTTACGTAGAAAAAACTTGGGATATCCCTGCAACTGGTTCAAGCGGTGACATTGATGGTAAGTGGGATATTGGTATGTGGGATCACTGGGAGAATAATAAATTCACTTGGTGGGGCGGTAATGGGGAATTAGGTCATTATACTATTTTAGATGGTATAAATAACAACATAGGAACACAATTAGGTACGACCGAGATCGTAATATCATAATAACGGAGACAATATGTCAGCAATTATAACCAGTAAATTTAGACTTGATACTACGAACAAATTCGTAACCAGTCTTGCAGAAAACCAATTTTATATGGCGTTGGGTCGGCCGAACGAGTGGGATGATGACACTACTCCAGATATTCCATACGAGAACGATAATACCAATATGACTTTATGGGAAAATATGTTTGCCATGAAGAAGATTGATGCCACAGATATTGTGCACAGTTCACCACGAAACCTATGGGTATCTGGTACAACATATGCAGAGTATGACGACCAAGACACAAACCTTGAAAGCAAAAAGTATTTTGTTATTTCAGATAATAACAACGTGTATCTTTGCATGAAAGCTGGTGGCGGAACAAGTTCAACTAACCCAGACATTATTGGTGTGCAAACATCTGGTGTTCACGTTACGGGTTCTGACGGTTACATATGGAAATATATGTTCACTGTTCCTACGGTTGATGTATCCAAATTCTTAACATCGTCTTTCATTCCAGTTAGACGTATCAAAGTTAACCCCGCAGGTATTCCGGGTTCTGATACAGCATTGACAAACCAATGGAGTGTGCAGACTACTGCAGTTGATGGCGCGATCTATAACATGAAGGTTACAACAGCAGGTATTGGTTATACGTCTGTTCCAGCCCTTACCATTGTTGGTGACGGAACTGGGGCAACAGCCACAGCAATACTTTCTAGTGATGCACCTAAGGTTATTACTGGTGTTAGAATGGATGCTGGGTTCGGTACCCCAGGAGCGGGTTATACCCACGCTACAGTTACTATAGAGGCGGCTGGTTCAACAACAGCAGGTGTAGTAAGACCGGTTATTGGTCCTCAAGGTGGTTTTGGTTATGATGCCACTAACGATCTTCGCTCTCACTATGTGACTATTAACAAACCATTCACGGGTGATGAGTCAGCTACAATTCCTGATTCGAATGACTTTAGACAGATCTCACTTATTAAGAATCCAATTGAGCTAGCTAACCAAACAGTTAACCATGGTTCATTCCTTGTAGGTAACTTTTATAAGGTATTAACATTAGGTAATACTACCTCGCCAAATAACATCGCGGCTGGTATGAAGACCGAAAGTATTGGTGAAGTATTTAAAGCTCTTACGGTAGGAAGTGGTGGTTCTGGTATGGGCACTGCAGCCCAGGTTGCAGAAGCTACCGCATATAATACGTGTAAAAGACTTGATGTTGCTGTAGGGTTTAATTTTGCATCTACTCCGGATCTAGTTATTGAAGCAACAGTAACAGGTGCTAAAGGAATAGTTGTAGAATATGATGCGGATAACGGCATTATATATTACATGCAAAACGAAACTACAGGGTTTACTGCGTTTGATGTAGGTTTAGGGGATGATGTTAAGATAGAAAACGCTAACATCAGCACCGCTAAAAATATTACTGCAGTTGTTGCCCCTCTAATTAATCATAATTCAGGTGATATTATGTTTATTGAGAATAAGACACCTACAAGCAGAAACACCGATCAAGTTGAAACAGTAAGATTAGTAATCGCATTTTAATAGGAAACAAGCATGGCAATTAAATTTAACACAGAACCGTATTGGGATGATTTTATCATACCAGGTCCAGATGGTCTAAGTCCAAAAGAAAAATATCAAAGAATATTATTCAGACCTGGTAAAGCGATTCAAGCGCGGGAGTTAACACAACTTCAGACATCGTTGCAACATCAAATATCTTCGGTAGGTGATCACCTATTTAAAGATGGTTCAGTTGTTGTTCCTGGCACATTACACTTACACAATAAAATTGACTATGTAAAATTGTCCGGCGCTTTAACAGGCATTGCTGATTCAACGGCTGCAGAATTAATTGGTACGGAATTTAGTGATACTGCGACACCACCTAATAGGGCTGAGGTTGTTCACGCTGAATTAGCCACGGGCACCGATGAAACTACTATCTGGATAAAATCCACATTTGGTACTACGTTCGCCGCTGGTGTTGGACTAACTGCAACCGGTAAGACCGCCACAGTTAAATCTGCTGACGCCACAGGTTACGGTTCAATTGTAGCTATTGAAGCTGGTATCTATTATATCAATAAGCATATGGTTACTGTTCCAGCCAAGACAATTATACTATCTAAGTATACACATAATGTGTCAGCTGACATTGGTTTACTTGTTACAGAACAGTTAATTGCATCAGGTACTGACGCATCGTTAACCGATAATGCAACAGGTAGTCCTAACGCAACAGCTCCAGGCGCACATCGTTATTCTATTACAGCCGTGTTATCTACCCAAACGGTTAATGCTGCCTTAGGTAACTTCGTTCTTATTGCTCGTATTGAAGACGGTGTTATTACAAAGAATGCACGTGGACCTGATTATAATTTCTTAGCTGACGAGTTGGCCCGTAGAACATTCGATGAATCGGGTAACTACTATGTTAACCCATTCAAAGCATTGGTTAAAGATCACGTTGCATCAACCCCTGATGAAACTAAGTTGACCATTGCCATCGAACCTTCCAAGGCGTACGTACGTGGTTATGAGATTGAAACATTAGGTACTACTAATGTAGCATTTGATAAAGCAAGAGATATTGAGAGAGTTACAGATAAGGTTATAGAAATAACTCATAATAACTATATGGAAGTAACATCGATGTCGGGTGTTCCTGACATTACTACATACGGTAAGATCAGTGTTCTTTCAAATTCTAGCAGCTTGTCAAATATTGTTAATTACAATTCTACAGTAGCGGGTACTATTAAGGCAACATCATCATCTCCTGGTTTAGTTACTGGTGATGCCATATCAATATTAGATACAACTAGTTATAATGGACAGTACACTATAACAAAAATTGATGCTAATAATTTTTACTTTACAGACACTTATGTTACTAATGAAACAGCTGGCATAATTGCTAGAGAGATTGGCACATGTCGAGCTCGTTCTATTGAACGTGTGAGTGGCAATGGTGCAACTGTTGCTTCACGATATAGAGTTCATATCTTTGATTATGTCGACAACACTGCCGGCAAAACTGGTATGTCAACAGCTACACACGTAGATGACAAAGAAGGTACGGCAGCTGGTGCTAACTTCGCAGCAACGATCGCTGACTCTGGCGCTGCAACTGCATACAACATCGGTCCTGATTCATTAGTATATGAATTACCATACTCAAGAATTAAAACACTTAACACAATAACATCCGGTGTTAGTGTAGATTATAACTGTAGATATGAAACAAACCGTATAGTTGGTTCAACAACAGTATCCGTTGGACTTACTGCAACGTTTACTGCAGGTGGAACAGGAGAGCAATTTGGATCTAGATCATCGAACTCTAATTGGATCTTAATAAACGATACTGATACAACAGTGGGTGGCGAAGAAATCTTGCCAGCCAATATTGCTATCGATAACTCTACAAGTCCTCCAAGTGTTGTTATATCTAATATATCAGCAACAGCGGATAGTGATATTGTAAGATTGATTGCGCCTATTATAAGGACGGTTAATACTGAGGCAGAACTTAAGACTAAAACATTAACTACAAATCTATCTCCATTTTCAACATTTGGTGTTAACACAGACTTTACCGGTTCTGGTCAAGCGTTAGACCATGCAGACATATATGAATTAGTATCAATTGTTGAAACCGGAACTTCACCTGAAGTTATTGTAACTGATCACTTTAATCTAGACAATGGTCAGCGTGATGATTACTATGACGTTGGTCGTATTAGTCTAAAGACTACATCGAACTACCCAGCAGCTGTAGCACTTACTGTTAAGTATAAGTACTTCACTCATGGTGCGGGTGATTTCTTTACTGTCGATTCATATGTAGGTGTTGATTTTGCTGATATCCCTAAGCTGGGTGATATAGAATTACGATCTGCGGTTGACTTTAGACCTCGTGTGAGCGATGCTGGTGGTAACTTTACCGGTTCCGGCAGGTCTACATCGTCCGCTCCAGTAAGATACTCACAGTTTGAAACTGATATTCAGTTCTACTTACCACGAATTGATAAGGTGTATTTAGATTCTAAAGGGAAGTTTGGTATTTCTCCTGGTGTTCCTTCAAGAACACCTGCGGCACCAGACGTTCCAAGTGATTCAATGCATCTATATACATTAACTATTCCTGCATATACATTAAATACAGATGAAGTTAATGTTGAGTTCATTGATCAGCGTAGATATACCATGCGTGACATCGGTCGTATCGATAATAGATTGAGTCAGGTGGAATACTATTCTGTTCTGAACTTCTTAGAGACTGAGGCACAGAACAAGCAAATATTAGATACATCAAATAATCCAAGATGGAAGTCTGGTTATTTAGTTGATGGCTTCTCGAACACTCGTATGTCCAAATCATGGTCACCTGAGTATAGGGCTGCTATCGATATTCCTAATCGTACATTACGTCCTGCATTTGCTCAAGGGCATGCAGAGCTTAAGTATGATACACCAGCATCCTCTACACGGAAAACCGGTGATCTGGTTACATTGCCATATACTCCTGCGCCTATTATAACGCAGACGCAGTATTCTGGCCAAATTAATGTTAACCCATACAATGTATTCAACTGGACTGGCTCAATGAAGCTAACTCCATCCACTGATACATGGCGTGACATTGACAGACGTCCTCAGGTTACCATCAATAACGATGGCGAATTCGATGCCATGATGAAGGTACTAGAGCCTCAGGTAGGTACTGTATGGGGTGAATGGTCAACTAACTGGAGTGGTACACCTACATGGCAGAATGTTAATCGCACCCGTGGCAGACGCCAACAGAAGTTAGTTCAGACTGGAACAAAATCAAGATCTGGTGTTACATCTAAGATCGAAGTTATAACATCCAAGTTTACTGTTGGTGATCGTATAGTTGAAGTTAACTTTGTTCCATTCATGAGAACAAGATTAGTTTCTTTCGAAGCCAGACGTTTGAAACCTGGTGTACAAGTATACGCATTCTTTGATGATATATCAGTGGCTGACTATGTTTCTACAACGGATAGCACATATAAACCTTTAGTGGGAGTTAATACTGTATCTGCTCATCCAAACGGTGCAACAACATTAATAACAGATGATAATGGTGCAGTGTCAGGTACGTTCTTAATACCTAATAACTCGACTCTTAACTTTAAGACTGGCGATAAGGAATTCAAATTAACTCAGTCATCAACTAACGACGATGAGGTAACTGATACATCTGCAGTTGCAATGTATACTGCTACGGGATTAATTGAGACAGTAGAAAATGTTGTAGTGTCAACACGTATGCCATACATACAAAGATATACAGCTGGTACTGAATCTGTTGGTGATAGTCGAGAGACAGCACCGCGTAGATGGATTGACCCATTGGCTCAGTCTATTATATTTGATAAGACACTATTCGTTACTTCAGTTGAACTGTTCTTTACTTCTAAAGACACTGGCACACCTGTACAAGTACAGATTGTAAAAATGTCAAATGGATTTCCAACACAAACAGTAATTCCATTTGCTGATACGACGGTTAATCCGAGTGCAGTTAATATTGATGGTACTTCAACAACGTTTACTTTTGACTCTCCTGTATTGTTACAAGATGCTACTGAGTATGCGATTGTTGTTATATCTAGCTCAAATAAATACAATGTGCGTTATGCTCAGATCGGTGATGAAGATCAGAACGGTAATAGAATTTCACAACAGCCATATCCTGGTGTAATGTTTAAGTCTCAGAACGCTTCTACCTGGTCACCTGATCAGAATAAAGACCTGGCGTTTATAGTGAATAGAGCGGTATTTGATATCTCTGCTCCACGTACTTGTGTGCTTAAAAACGATTTGTTAGCCTCACGAGCTTTAGTGAAGCATCCATTATTGTTTGCTATATCTACTGCCTCCGCTGATAATACATTTACAGTGTCTCATAGAGATCACGGTATGAAGACGGGTAACACAGTGGGATTTGCGGGAGTTGCAGATACTAATGGTTATGGATTCTTTACTACAGCAACTGCTGCAACCGCATTTGTAATTGGAACTCAATATAAAATCGGAGCAGTGGGTAGTTCTACTCAAGCCCAATGGGAAATTGCTGGTGTGCCTTCTGGTACTACCGCAGCTGCTGATGTTGTGTTTACTGCGATCGCTCAAACGGCGGGAACTGGAACAGCATATCCTCATGAGCTAAATAAAGTACATACGATTGTTACCGCAACAATAGACAGTTACACTATATTAGTTACTGCTGCTAATCATGCTGACGCGATTACAGCGGGTATTGGTGGTGGTGAGATTGTTGAGGCAACTCAATATCTGGCTTGGAATACAATACACCCTGTTATTCAGAATATTGTTTTACCGACGACTACACAAACATGGACAATCAAAGATACATTGATGTCTGGTGGATCCATAACTACAGTACCAGCCGCGGTGATTATTAACGAGGACTACTCTCCTTTATCTCCTAAGGTGGTTAAGTCTGGCGCAACGGAAACATTACAATTCGAAGGTAACTTTACTTCATATAGTGATTATATATCTCCGGTAGTTGACTTGGAACGTTGTTCAGTAATCACTGTTGGTAACAGAATTGATAATAATGATGGTGCTGTAGCTGAGACTGATCCTTCTAAGGGATCTACTCTGGCTAAGTACGTTACCAAGACTGTTGAGTTACAAGATACATCGGATGGTATTAAAGTCTTCTTAGATATTAACCGTCCTAATAATACGTTTGTTGATGTGTACTATAAGACTGGTAATACTGCAGGAACATTTGATGCTGAATCATGGATATTGACAACACCACCTAACGGTGTTTCATTCTCTGATGGGTTTACATTCGATGAGACTACATATACTATTACTCCTGTCGCTGACTTTACAATCTTCGCGTTGAAGATTGTAATGAGATCGGCTAGTGGGACAAGTAACTTCCCATCATGTCAGGGTCTTAGAGCCATCGCGTTGAAAGTATAATGAAAGGAATGACCCCTATTGAGGGGCATGACGGCCTTATGCGCAATGACAAGTCTGGAGCTATTATAAATATAGGTAGTGAGGCTGCACAGCATTCTGCCAATAGGGCTAGAATGACCGCCGATAAAGTTAGAATGGAAGCTAATCTAGGTAGATTGGACCAGGTAGAACAAGATGTGTCAGAGATTAAAATGATGCTCAAACAATTAATAGAGAGATAACATGGCAATAGTAAACGTAACAACGGCAAATACATTCAACGAATGGCGCATCAAGACTAATGAGACTGGTACTGCCGTTGGTGACTTAACTAATTTAACGGAAGTCCTTACTCGAGGCACTGACGTTGTTGGTGCGTTGACTGATATTTCTACCGACCTGGCAACTGCTGAAGCTATCATTGCTTTAATACCAGAAACATATGTTAATGTTGTCGGTGATACGATGACAGGCGACTTAAACTTTGGTGATAACGACAAGGTTAACTTTGGTATTGGAGCTGATCTAGAAATATATCATAATGCCACTGACAGTATCATAAAGAACTCTACTGGACTTACTAAGATTCAGGGTGATGACATTCGAATCTTGGATGCTGCTGGTACCGAAACCTTAGCCAAGTTTATTAAGGATGGTTCTGCCGAGCTTTATCATAACAATACAAAGAAGATTGAAACAACAGCTAACGGTGTTACGGTGGCTGGTGGTATTCTTATATCTAATGCTGGCACTATCGGTTCAGCTACAACAACAGATGCTATTGCCATTGCATCTGACGGCATTGTAACATTCAAAGATGATATCCTTATTAAGAATGGTGGTACTATTGGTTCTGCCACTACTCCTGATGCTATCACAATTGCTTCAGCTGGTGATGTATCATTTAGAAAGAATGTTATCTTTGAAGGATCTGCAGCAGACGGGTTTGAAACAACCGTGTCAATTACGAATCCAACTGCAGACAGAACATGGACATTACCAAATTCAAGTGATACCTTTGTTGGTAAAACAACAACGGATACACTAGCAAATAAGACATTAAACTCGGCTATATTAGATGGAACAATAAGTGGTACGTCGATTAAAGATGAAGATACTTTATCATCTGACTCTAATGAACATCTTGCCACACAACAATCTATTAAAGCTTATGTGGATGCTCAGGTAACAGCACAAGATTTAGACTTTACTGCTGATACAGGCGGTGCATTAAGCATTGACTTAGATAGTGAGGCACTTACTATTGCTGGTGGTACTGGTATCGGTTCAGCTGGTTCTGGTAATACAGTCACGCTTAACATAGACTCTACAGTTACTACATTGACCGGTAACCAAACACTTACCAACAAGACATTAACTAGTGCAGTAATAAACGGATCGATAACTGGATCATCTATTAAAGATGAAGATAACATGGCTTCAAATTCAGCCACGCATCTTGCTACCCAACAATCTATTAAAGCTTATGTAGATAATGCGGCTGAGTCTAGACAAGATGATGTTGGCGCTATGATATCTACAACGATAGCTGCTTCTGCCCACCTTGCAATTAATAGTGGAACGGTATATCAAATTGTAAATCCAGCTGGTACCAGCCAAGCACAATGGGAAACTATTGGTGTGCCATCAGGTACAACAGCGGTTAAAGGCATAGTATTTACTGCATTATCTGCAGCGGGTGCCGGATCAGGTACAATGGCAAAGCCTGCCACAAGTTCTATTCAAACAAACGTTTCGGTTGCATATGATGATGCAAGTAACGTATTAAGTTTTGTTACCCCATCATTATTGACTGGTGACATTACAGGTAACGCCGGGACAGTTACTGTAAACGATACCACTGATACAACAGCGTATGTTGGTTTGTGGGAATCAGCTTCAGGAACATTAGCAGGAAAGACTGATGGTGGCATAACATATAATGCTGGTACCGGAGTATTAAATGTAAGCAACGGTTTAACTATCGGTGCTGCGGTTATCAATGAAACAGATTTAGAAAAAATAGATGGTATCACTAACGGTACAGCATCTGCTAATAAAGCGGTTGTATTAAATGGAAGTAAGAATATCTCTGGACTGGGTACAATAAGTTCAGGTACTATTACAACTGCACAGATTGTTAACTCTACTATTACACTTAACGCTTCTGCTGATATCGTGTTAGATGCTGGCGGTGCTGATGTACACTTTAAAGATGATGGCGTTGCTATTGGTAAGATCAGTAATACATCTAGTAACTTTGTGTTTACTTCACAAGTTGACGACAAGGATATTATCTTTAAAGGGCAGGATGGAACTTCTGAAATAACTGCGCTTACTCTTGATATGTCTGCTGCTGGTAAAGCCACATTCAATTCAGATGTTGTGGTTGGTGGTAACTTAACCATTAACGGCACAACAACTACGGTTAACTCCGCTACATTAACTGTCGATGATAAAAATATAGAGTTGGGAAGTGTATCTACCCCAACCGATACAACAGCAAACGGCGGTGGTATAACACTTAAAGGTGCAACAGATAAAACAATATTGTGGGTTAATTCAACAAACAGCTGGGACTTCAATCAAGCTGTCAAATCCACGAATGGCTTCCTTGGTAATGCTACTACCGCTACTACATTAGCGACTGGTCGAACAATAGGAATGACTGGCGATGTATCTTGGACCTCAGCAAGTTTTAATGGGGCAAGCACTGTCACAGGTACTTCAGCAATTGGTGCTTCGAAAGTAACCACTGCTAAGATTGCAAACCTTAATGTAACAAGAGGTAAGATTGCTAACGATGCAATAGACGGCACTAAGATTGCTGATGATGTTGTTAACAGTGAACACTATGTTCATAATTCAATTGATGCGTTGCACTTGAATGTATCTGGTAATGGTACCACAACACAATGGTTACGTTCCGATGGTGATGGTTCTATGTCTTGGGTAACTCCACCCAACAATACATACTCAGCTGCCACCACTAGTAATTTAGGTCTTATAAAGTTAGAAAGTAATACTGTTGGTGCTACTGCTAATGGAATAACTACCACAGGTTCTAGAACGTACGGCTTACAAGTTAATAGTAGTGGTCAAGGGGTTGTTAACGTACCTTGGAGTGATACTAATACTAACACTAACCAGCTAACAACGTTTACTGTATCTGCAACACATGATACTAATGCGATCACTATATCTCATAATGAGGATTTGTTCTTTGCAGCGAGCACTGGAATCAAGTGTGAAACAACAAGTAGTCAGAGAGTTACAATAACAAACACCTCTCCGAACGCTAACCATACTGGTGATGTTACTGGAGCATCTGCATTAACCATCGGTGCTCTTAAAGTAACAAGAGCCAAGATCGCAGCTGATGCAATAGACAGTACCAAGCTTGCTAATGATTCGGTTAATAATGAACACTATGTTGATGGTTCTATTGGCCGTGATCACTTAGCCGCTGACATTATTGATGGAACTAAGATTGCTAATGATGCTATTAATAGTGAGCACTACGCTGCGAATTCTATTGATGAAGAACATATGGCTAATGACTCGGTCGGTTCAGCTGAGTTGAAAACTTTAGTAACATTTAAATTATATAACTCAGCGGGTACAGTTGTTAAAACAATGTATGGTGCCGGCGCTTAAATCAACAAAATTATAAATAGGTATATAACATGGCAGTATATTCAAACATAACAATTGATCAAGGTAGTGATTTTCTAGCTGAGATTATAGTAGAAGATGCAACCGGAACAGTTGCGAATTTAACAGGTTATACTGGCGCAGGACAGATCAGAAAGGCGTATACATCTACAACCTTCACCGCTTTCGGAGTCACGGTAACTGGGGCCCTTCATGGCGTTCTTACTTTGACATTAACGAATGCAGTAACGAATGCAATGAAAGCAGGAAGATATGTATACGACGTAGAAATCACCAAGACAAGCGATGGTTCAAAAACCAGAGTTGTTGAAGGTCAATTAACAGTCAACCCTGGGGTAACACAGTAATGGCATTACAAGGAAAGATTACAACAAATCGAAACTTCCAAAGTAATGGTGGTGTTAATAGCAAGGCTATTGTCGCTAGACACATTAACCTTGGGGTAGGACAAACATTAGCGGGACTAACAGATGTAGATACAACTGCTAGAATCGATGGGGCTATCATCCTTTGGGATGAAGCAACAAGTACATTTAAGGTTCGCCCCGATGCAGAAAACGCTAACCTTAAAATTATCGGCGGGAGTTTTTAAACAAATGGATGACAACACGCGCGCACAAATCAATTTAATCAGGAGATTAGTATGTCAGGTACAGTAATTGTAACGAAGTATAGTTTAGCGACTGGCTCACCTGCAACAAATGCGTTAGCAGTAGGCGAACAGGCCTATTCGTTTAGTTCAGATAAGTTATTCATAGGCGAAACGTCAGGCGGTAACGTAGTAGCAAGAGTCGTTGGTGGTCAGTTATACACCGATATGATGGATCACACAGCGGGTGTCTTAACAGCATCTTCAGCTGTTATAGTAGATGCAAGTTTAAAGATAGACAATTTTAATATTGGTAACATCACTGTTACGGGTGGTACTAATACCATCTCGTCAACTAACGTTGATGGCAATATTGTTATAGACCCTAACGGCACAGGTATTATGGTGTTAACTGGACCGGTAAGTCATACTGGTACTGTTAGTCACTCAGGTGTTGGTACGGTAACAGGTCAATGGAATGTAGATAACCTTAGGTTAGATGCTAATACATTAAGCACAACAAATACAGATGGTGACTTAACCCTAGCAACCAACGGCGTAGGTCGAGTGTTGTTGGACGGTACATCAGTAGTAGTATTACCAAAAGGTACTGAAGCACAAAGGCCTACGGCTGCTGTTGCAAGCGATGGTGCGATCCGTTACTCCACTACAAACGTTCGGTTTGAAGGTGTTTCGAATGGTGCATGGATTTCAATTGGTGGTGTTAAGGATACTGATGGTGATACATACATCGATCCTGAGCAAGGTGCAGATGATGATACCTTACGCTTCTACATTGCAGGAGCAGAAAAAGCAATATTAAATTCAACTGGATTCCAGATTGATAATGCTTTAGAAGTTGATGGTACGGCGAATGTCGATGGTG